TAAAACCAAACATCCTCCGACAGTTTCCTGCCAAGTGTCCTGTTTCACCATTACCAACCACTCAATCCGTTTCGTCCTACGACTACTCCTTATGTGGCGATGGGCTATAATATAAATACAACAATCATATCTATCACCGGAAGCTTCCGGTCCTACGCACTCACTTTTGTAATTACTATTCACATCCACTTTAGTCGTTGCCTCACCTAAGGGTCGCACCAGTTTCAATGTTTAGAAGAATTAGTTAAAGTAAGCCGAAAGGCACCATAATCATCCGTTATTCCGACGGTACGAGCAAGGGCATCCCTGACCTTGTCCCGTACGGGCCGTTCAATGTTATAACACAGTTCTTTTGATAAAGTAGTAACCAAACTAAGCGATCGAGAGAGTTAATGTCCGTAGAATTCTTCATACGCATCCTCCATCTTAATCAAATCGCCCATATCATACCATTCGTCATCTTCCGCAGTTAATGATGGACTTTCCATCTCGAAACGAACTGCTGGCACTTCCTTCAACGGGGTGTCAAGCAGATACTTATAATCGAAATACGACCCGAGTTGCCGATCTTTCATCGTCGACGTGGTTTTCTTCCACCAATTCTCGAGTTCACTCGCGCCTTTTGCGGCGAGGAGATCTCTCTCAGTATTAATAACTTCATCACATGCCAACCACATACCCTTACCAACGACATACGAAGTCGATAAAGTCGTACCAAATTCTTTCACTAACTTTTTTGTAGCGCATTTGTAATACGGCGATTCCTGCGAGCTTTCCTCGCGAACCGTCGGTATGTTCAACAATCTCTTATACTTTCGTGCCAGATCATAATCTAACGTCCGGGCGTTCGCTTTGAACGCCTTCGTCAGGTTCATTATTTCACCGCATATCTGCATATCGATCGATGAGGGACCAAAACCATCACAAAATTTTACTTTGCTTGTTAGTTCTTTAGTCACTCGTGTGAACGCAGGCAAACCTACACCACCCCAGACCTCCGGTAAAAACCACGGAACGGTCGGGCACTGGCTCAGTTTTGGCTTGTTGTATTCAATAAACAACCTCACCAACTTCTTACTTTCGCTATTTTTAAAGCCTCTAATAAGTGTGCGACAACGTGCACCGAGTGTATTGTCACCTTCCGCGACAACACCCGATTTTCCTGTACCACTTCGTTTCAATCCGAATATCAATCCGAGATTTACATACGGTACGTACGCATATTCCACATAACGACTGTCTGTGTGATTTCTCCAAACCTTTTTCATCAACTCGTCAGCATCGGGGAGCGGATACACCGCTTTACCACCAAACCAACGAAGCATGGGATTCTCTCCATGCGGGTCAACCACCGCCTGCGCCGTAAAAGACGTGCGAGACGTGTAGGACACACACATTTCATATTCCTCCCAATACGGAATCTCCATCCCGTATGATTTTATTTCGTTTGTGTATAATTCCGAATTAATTACTAAAAACTCACTCGAAAAATACGTTTTGCCCACTGACGGAGTAAGTCCAACTGCGGCAGCCATTCGCTCCCAGTTCACCTTACCTTCCAAATCTGTCTGAAAGAGACAATCATCGCCATTCACGATAACCTCCACATCTTCAAACTCGACATCCTTTTGAGTCGACGCCCATATTAGAGCGAAATTCGCAATACAAAGTATTGGGAAGCTTACAACACTCCCCATTAGTTGACCGCGTAACTGCTGTCCTCCTACAATCCCATCCTTTTCGACGGGCTCGTAAAAGTGTCCACATAACGCACGAACAAATAACGTTCGGTAATCTTCATCGAAATGCGAAACATCGCAAATCCGATTTACAATCGCCAAACTCAACTCCATTGCCAAATTATCAGTTGCACCTTTATAATCACCACTCAGCCACTTCAGCCCATTTCGTAACTGACCTAAACACTTGTGAATGTGTCGTCCAGAAACGGACCCGCCAATCAAAAATCTTTCGTCGCGCTTTAGCGTCTTAAACAAAAATTTCTGCACTGGTCTTAATGACGAATAAAGTTTCACCGGTCCCGACGTAACACATCGGGTTTTAAACGGTTCTGGCAGCGCAGTAACCTTACAAGACGGTTTCTCTTTTAGAGCCTCCTGTACAAGTTTCTGTTGCGCCACCACCAATCTCTCGGCTGTCGCTGATGAGACAATCATAAACACTGTTTGATCATCCTCCACCATACACTCCTCCGAAGCGATCCATTCGAACTGCACTTTTGGCATTAATCGAAGATCCTGTAACATACCTAACGCACCGCCCTTCTTAGATGGGGCCCCATAGTGTCCTGCCACAGATGGCCATTCCATTTGAATGTTTCCGTCCGTTGAGAGATCCTTTCCCGCGAACATTTTGTCCACAACGATCTCACTGTAACGTTTTACAACCTCCAACAATTCTAACTCTTTTTCATTACGAACCTGTCGGGTAGTCATCGTATTAACATTATCCACTTTAGCCTTCTTCAACTGAGCCTCCGTAGGACGAGGAGCGCCTTTCTTAATCATCAAAATAGACTGAAAAAAAGATACATTCTTCTCGTGCAACATTTTGTGCATAAATGCGTGGAACGGACCACCGATAATATCGGTTTTAGTCCCGGGCGGCAAAAAATGAGGCATCGCAGGTATTTCCTGCTGCTCACCATTAATCACACTCATCCCATATGCGAACATTGCGCATGTTTTCCACTTTCCATATTCCATCAACCATCCGTTTTCTGAAATACAGTGTAAATAACGAAATTCGTACTCCATTGCGTCCCGGGCCTTTTTGCCGGTCTCGCCATGTTGGTACAAACCATAATTCACAAATACGAGTTCTACAGCGCGTAGAAGGTGGTAAGAGTCTTTACAGTGACTACATACCCTTTCATCCATCGCCAGAACATCACATAACTTTGGTATAGCACACGTGTGCTCATAACCACTGTTAAGGGATTTGGACAAATCGCATCGAGCCTTCACGGCCTCTTTGCGACTTCCATTTATTGAATTGTTTTTCTGTGTCGCCTCGGCTAACATGGTTT